GCTTGCCTACCCACCCCTACAGTCGTATCAACGAGCTTCTGCCTACCGGCTGGAAACCTACTCCACCTGTCCAGTCTTAAACCATCGCTGAATCATTGACAAGGGTGGCTGAGACCGGAGGTTTACGATACAAGAGCGCGTACTCCGCTGCTGGATTCACCCATCAGGTTATCCTCCATGTAGCGTACTAACTCCATACACTTAGCGCGTACATCGGTTTTGTTAGCAGGCAACAAGTCAAAGTCAATGGTCTTTTGCGTAATGCCAAACTCGTTATAAAGGTTGTAAACAACGCTAGAGCCATCGGCATCCAAAATAATGCCCTTTAATGCGCCCATACGCAGGTATTCCAGCGTAATGTCGTGCTTGGCACGGACGGTAGATAGCTTCTGGTTCAGCAATGCAGCCAATGATTCACGCGCATCGCCGCCAAAGGCACGGATACCGTCAACCTCAGCGGGGTTTACGTGTTCCTCTTGAATCAAACGGGGTACACGGAAGGTACGGATACGGCGCTTGCCGTTCTGCCCTACTGTGCCTGCGCCGCCGATAGCCTCGGTGGGTATCAGTGCGAGTGAGCCGTTTTGTTCCTCAATCGCAATGTCGCGGGTCATTACGCCGCGCACTGGCATTAAGCCAAGCTGGTTTAAGCGCCCATAGGTGTTAGGGACAATATTGATTGCTGCTGCAATCTCGGTCTGTGTAAAGGCATTTGCAATGGTCAACATGGTAGTTAATCCTCTAATCTGTTAAACGGTTTGACGGGTAATCAAGCCCAAAGCCTTTAACTGCGACAGGGCAGTAGCCTTTTGGGGTGCTGTGATACCAGCGGGGTATGTCAGGTATGTGTCGCTCAGTACGCATGGGCCACGCGCAATGATTACGCCCTTGGCATCCGCGCTGGTAGCGTCCACATCAACCGCCAACACGCCCACAGCGGTTTGTGAGCCATCGGTAGCTGCGGGTGTCAGCAGCTTTGCCTTGCCTGTAGCGGTAACGATGCCGACTACAGAGCCAACAACGAGGTTTTGACCAGAGGAAACGGTTACGGTTTCGCGTGTGTAAAGCGGGTCAAACTCGCGCTTTACTACATCACCAAAGTAGGTTTTTTCTGTTTGTACTGGCATGATTTACTCCAATTATTTGAGGTTGTGCATGGCTTTTGCCGATGCAAGCAATACGGATTCATTGCCACCCGCTGGTGCGCCGCTTGCAGCAAAGGTGCTTTGTGTCAGGCTGCTAGGCAGGCTGGCAGGCTTGTGGTTAGCGCGTAGGTCAGCCGCCAATGCAGCGAATGAATCGGCGCTCAAGCCCATATAGACCTTGGCAGATTCGGCGCTGAATTCACGCCCAATATCGCTAAACAAGGCTTTCACCTCGCCCTCGCGCTTGGATTGCTCAAGCTCGGCTAATGCCTGCGCCTGTGCAGCTAGTTTTGCTTCGGCTTGCGCCAGTTGGGTTTTGAGTTCATCAAACTCGGCTTGCGTGGGCATAGGTGCGCCCTCCTTTTGAGAAATGGGCGCACTCGCCCTGTTGCTGAAAAACGATGCGCTGGTGTGCTTATCCGCACCGAGCGCGACAATCGAACCCTCACGCAGTACCGCGCCGCGCAGCACCATTGCGGGGCCTGTCACCTCGCGGGTGTTTACGGTCAGCGTCTTGCCTGCGGGTACGTCCTCGATGGTGTAATCAAATACGCCCATGCTCATTTGCCATTGCATCCCCGATTGGGATTTCTTAACAATGGACTGCGCGTCAGCGTCAAACTCGGTAAACAACACACCCTCCACCGCCAATGCAGCGGGGCTTTTGTCTAGCTTGGAAAATGTGCCAACAACCTTAGATTGGTCATGCTGGAACAGGACGGGTATTGCCGCCTCTAGCTCCATGCTTTCTAGGTCAACATACACATTACCCATAACGGCAGCGCCGCTATAAAGCTGTCCTGTAAACTGCTTAGGCAGTGCATCGCCGTTAGCTGTAAAGCTGGCGCTACCTGTTAAAAATAAGGGTGGATTTTGCATACCCACCATGATGCGGGTATGGGTAAATTGCAATAAGAGTGTCTATTTTCACCCTTGCAAAATAGCTACAGCACTATGCCAATATAAGCTGCTGCGTTTATATACAAGCGAAAAAAAGCGCCACATTGGGCGCTCACTACTTGCCATCACAGCAATGAGGCTGGTAAAGTTTATACCGTAACGTTACACCTTTTAAGCGGCTGGATTGACGCATTCGAGTGGTGTAGTGGGGTGGGGTATCACCAGCAGCCCCCATCACATCAGTTTTATATTGACTTCAAAAGTTCAATTCAATAAAATCTACTAGGTAACATATTTGCTTTAAGTGAGGCTATTCACCTTCGAATGTAAATATGGGGTCAAAGCTGCATAGCCGCACTTTGGTCACAATTCAGTGTGTATTAGACTAATATTGTCACAACAACTCAATATTGGTATTATTGGAACGTAACGGTTTGCTTTTTAAGTGGGTGCTTGCATTCGAGTAGCAAATCGGGGTGGTAGTCTGCACCAAGGCTACCATCACATTATGTCAACACGCCAGGAATACGCTCAGATACAGGCGCTCCAAGTATGTCTCGCCAATTTATAGGCTTGCCTGATTCGATAGCTGCCTTGGCGTATTCATATAGCTGGTCAATGGAAACAATGCCATATCCAAAATCTAGGGGCGGGAAATTAAAGCCCTCGCCAAATTTGTTGCAGTAGTCATTGCATATTTTTTGCGCATCTTCTCTTATCATTTCAAAATTTCCTTAAAGAGCTTTGCCATGCTTGGCGTCATTATTTCAACAATTTTTATCAATACAGGACTTGATACACCATAAATATTTGTCAAATTTGCAAAACATTCAGCCTCAACAGTAAAGAGTTGCTTGTAGTAATCGTCATCGTGTCCAAAACCACTTTTATTCAATCCCGCCACTTTATTCAGGGTTGCACTACCGAACAAATCCGATAAAGCACCAATCAACCCTTTTTCGTAAGTGCTATGTCTTTCAAAAGTTGATTGAATGCTAATGCCACCTGTTAGGGCATCTATCAATCCTTGACCATCGCCATTTTCAATCGAAACAATTATCCTGCCGTATCTTCTATTCAATTCGCTATTTTCTAGCGTTACAGCGAAATCCGTATAACGCTGCATCTCACTTTTGAATAATGAAAAATCAAAACCTGAATCAGCGAATCGCTTTTCTAGCCAATCACTTGCATTTTCAGTTTTTAGCAACTCATCATCTACTAGCTTGTAAGTGTCATCTAGCCTAGTTCTGGTGTTTATGACATCTTTAAAATTTGATGGGCCAGCCGCTGATTTTCGTACCAACTCTGCCCCATCCTGCTTTCTTGCTAACTGGAAGTCAGGTTCAGCAGAACGGTAGGCATATTCTCCCGCCAACCACACATCCAGCGCATGACCATACTCATGCCTCCAAGTAGCTTGATTTAATAAAGTAGAGCTGTCCAAGTCTAGCGGCATATTTAAGGAATCATCAACAGGAGAATAGTAAGCACCATCTTTTCTTGTTGTTACCGTTCCCTTCAATCCACCGCGCCTTGCAACCGCTGCCTTTATCCAATCGGGTGCATTGTTAAAAGATACATCGTGCCATTGCGCTTCTGGTGTGCCCCCCATCTTCTCACGCCAAGGTAGTTGATTTTTAAATGCATCAACAATGGCAGGGTGCGCCTGCTTTAGCCGTTCAGCCTTGATACTTTCCAAAAAATCCGCATCCCCATCCAAGGGATGATGACCCCACCCCGCATCGGGGTTGCTCGGTACGGGTTGTGTGCTGCCATCGTAGCCCCGCGCGCGCGCCTCTGCTGCCGATAGCGCCACACGAATGCAACGGCAACGATAACCGTTTGGTGGCGTCCATATCTTCCACACTCCATCATCGGCAGGCGCAATAAAGTTATCCATCGCCGAGTGCGAGGGTCGCGTCCTGCTGTCATTGATGGCATCGTATTGGAAAAACGGTCTGCGCTTGAGGCTGGCAGGGCTTTCCTGCTGCCGCGCTATGCCGCGCATATAGCCCGTCTGTAGGTTGGTGCGAAATATGTTGTCAAGACGGTGGGCAGGCATCGCCAGCATTTGCGCCGCCGTAGGGTCTGCAAGTAGCGCCTTAGCCCACTCCCGCTGCGTCTTGCCGCTTGCCAGCGCATCAATCAGGCTTTTGTGTACCGCCTGCAATGCGTCTAACTGTGCCAGCCCCGCCACGCTAAAGCTGCGGTTACGGCTTGCCGCGCTTATAGCGCCGTAGTATTCGTCCGGTAGGGTTATCTTCTGTGCCTTCGCCCATGCCAGCGCATCGGCATACAGGTTTGCTGCCTCGCTCATTAGAACCTGCGCTTCTCGGCATTGTTCCAGCCTAGTACCTCAGCCGCATAGGTCGCCTTATCAATCACGGCTGCAAATGCACTGGCAGACTGCGAGGACAGAATAGCGCCCAAGCGTTCCGCTAGGTCATCGGGGCTTTCTGCCTTGGCAATAGCCGCCCTCAGCGCCTTGGGGTCGAATAGTGGCGGTGCATCAGCCAGCGCCAAGTCCACCAAGTCCTCTACGAC